ACAGGATTTGATATTTTACCAGAAACAGGTACTATTTTAGAAGATACTTTATTTAATGCTACTGGTGATTCTGGTATACCTGTAACAGATTTTATAGCATATAACCCAACTGCAAGAGATGGTGGGTCAATTTACTTAGACACATATTTTACTAACCCAACAATACACGATGATCAGTTAACCACGCTAGATCAATTCGTTACAGTAGATAACGACGAACCTGCTGCTAGATGGGTACTAGGTAAAGTAACATCTAATCTTCCAGCACCTGGATATTTAGGATTCTACGTAGGTGATTTAGTTAAATTAAGAATAGTAGAAACTAAATTTATTACTAATAACACTCTTCCTACTGGATTAAGACAACAGATAAGAATCAGAATGACACATCCTTTAGTTGGTAGTACAGCTTCAACAACTTACGTTGAACCTTGGTACGAGACTAACAAGAGTGTGGTAGATGCTTATCAAATAGGTAATCCTAATTATTTTGATAATGACGATGTTTATTTTTCTCCTGATATTCCAGTAGGTCTAGATAGTTATTTAGCTTACGAAAATGCTCCTGCTTACAGAGATTATGTAAAAGGAAATATTGGAGACGGTGATATAGATTGGAGAGATGATTCAGGTACTCTTTTACAATATTTGAAATTTGAAAATAATGTAGATAGAGACGGATTTAATACATTAGTTATTAGAGCATTCTCTGATGATACTTTAACTACTCCAGAAGCAATAGCAACATGGGATACTACTTATGTTAGTTCATTGCCTGCACCTACTAATCAAACAACAGGTGAAAGCTTTAATATAGTTTCAACTGCAGGTAATATTAGTGATTATGTTAATATTATAACTCAGATTCAACCAAACGTAATTGAAATTACTGAAGCAGTTGCTCAGTCTTCTGGTATAAAAGTAGGGGATCTATTAGTTTCTACAGACCTTCAATTCTACGATAATCCGGTTACTGAAAATCTTCAGTCAAGATTAACAAGAATTTTAGAAGTTAAAACTGTAGCTTCTGCTACTTCTCCTGGTGTATATACTGTACAAGTTAAAACTGAAAGACCTATTAAGCTTTATCCTGGTACATTTACAAGAGTTTGGAAATTCAAATCTATCCAAGAGTTTGTTAGAACTTTCAATTTCACTTACCTACCAGGAAGTGCAATTAAAGCAGCTTCAGTACCTAACGGAACTGATACTAGAATGAACGAGATCTACGACGTTCTTTACAACACAAATCTTGCTAGAAGCTTAGCTTATACTGATGTTATTACGTTCAGATACATTGTTGATACATTCGACGGAGGTATTCAACCAAACTGTAAATACCAACTTACTAGATTGGCTAAGAATCGCCAAAAATGTATGGCAATTTGTAACGTTCCTTCTATGCAGAAATTCTCTGATTCAGTAGATCCTAGATTTACTTCTGCACCTACTGCTACTGATCCAGCTCCAATTTTACAAGCTAGATACATTGCAGACGGAGGTAACTTAAGTTTAAATCCTTCATTTACATTCTCTTTACCAGACGAGGATTTAGGAGCTAAATTTGGAGGTTTCTTTGCACCTTTCTTAACAATAAGAGAAAACAACAAGAATTTAAACGTTCCTCCTGCAGCTTACGTTTCTAATAACTTCATCCGTAAATTTATAACAGGTGAACCTTATTCAATCGTAGCTGGTGTTAAAAGAGGTATTATCTCTGCTGGTAACTTAATAGGAGTAGAATATGACTTCGATTTACAAGATAGAGAATATTTAGAGCCTTTCGGAATAAATCCTATTATTAGAAAAAGAGGAGTAGGTATAGTTATTTACGGTAACCAAACAAGCTACCAAAGAACTAACTCAGCATTCAACAACTTGCATGTTAGAGACTTGCTTATCACTATAGAAACAGCGATAGAAGAAATTCTATCTAACTACGTATTTGATTTCAACGAAGATTCAGTTAGACTTGAAATTAAAACTTTAGTTGATAACTACTTAACCGGAGTTAGATCAGTTGGTGGTATTTATGCTTACTTAACTATCATGGATTCTTCTAATAATACTCCTGCAATAATCGACCAGAATTTAGGTATTATCGATGTTATTATAGAGCCTGCTAGAGGTATTCATAAATTCATCAATAGAGTAACGGTAACTAGAACTGGAGGTATCGCTTCTGGAGGATTTATACAATTCAGCTAATGAATTTGAATGATTCTAAGAAAGAAAAATATATAAAATAAAAAATGGCAGGATTACCACATTTTTCAAGTTCTAAGGCATCGGTTAATAAATTTGAACCGGTTTTCTTAAACCAGTTCGAGGTAACAATATCTCCACCTACTGCGGTTCCCGCTCCACAAGGGAACCCTGGTAGCGGAAATATTTTACTAGAACAAGTAACTAGAGTTTCTGGATTACAAGTAGATCAAAATCCAGGGGAAATAACACAGCAATATAAATTTGCAAAAAGATATTATTCTGGAGCAGCCCCAGCAAGAACTGGATTAGACGTAGACATAGAATTTGAAGTTAACTTAGACGATAACAATTCTATGTACGTTTTTAAAATTCTTCGTCAATGGTCAGATCTAATTTATAACCCATTAACTGGAGCACAAGGTTTAAAGAAAGATTACACAGGAAATATTCTAATTAATGTATTCAATAAACAAGGGGATATTTTTAGAAGAATAAATCTTAAAGATTGTTTTCCTATGACACCCATCACAGAAATGACTCTTAACTATGCTCAAACATCTATTTATAAATTAAATGTTACTTGGGCAGTTGACTATTTCGATGATGTATTTATATAATTTTTAAAAAATGGCAGGATTACCACATTTTAGCTCATCAAAAGCAGCAGTTCAATTATACGAACCTGTTTATCTTAACCAGTTTGAGGTTTTGATACAACCTCCCTCTGCAGTTTCTAATCCATTAGGAAATGCTGGAAGAACCTTATTGGTTGAAAACGTACTTTCAGTTTCAGGATTAGCTGTTGATAAAAACCCAGGAGTTGCAGAACAAAGATATAAATTCTCTAGAAGAAGATATGCAGCATCAGCTGTTGATGATACCGGAGTAAAAGTTAGAATTGATTTCGAAACTAACTTGGACGATAATAACAGTAATTACGTGTTTAAAACACTTCGTCAATGGTCAGATTTAGTTTATAATCCATTAACTGGTGCTACAGGTATTAAATCTGTTTATGCTGGAGGAACTTATATTTTAATTTCGATCTTTAATAAACAAGGAGATGTTTTCAGAAGAGTTAAACTAGTTAATTGCTTCCCTGTTGATCAGATTAAGTCTTTAGATTTAGATTACACAAACGGAACAAGTCCTTTTAAAATCTCTCTTTCTTTTAGAGCTGATTATTTCGAAGATGTTTTTAATTAATTTTTATTCTTTTTTATCTAAAGAATATATAGACGGAGACTCAACAAAGTCTCCGTTTTATTTGTTTATTAGTGAACTTATAAAATGCAGATCATAAAAAAGCATGGACGATAGTTGTGAATCACAAAACAAAAATAAGATTAAGTTCTATCTGTCTAATTTTAGGAACCTTTTTCAATCCATTCGGGTTCGATATTCTTTTTGCAACAATAATGAAGTGGACAGGATCTTATTGGCATACAGTATTAATTTTCTATGCCCTTTCGGGTCTTTTCTTTGGCTTATACATTTTTTTATCTCGAGGTAAGAAACTAAAACTAAATCAAGAGTAAAAAAATAGTATAAAGGTAAAATTATGGAAAACAACTTAAACGATCCCTTGTTAAACGAATTAAAAAGGAGAGAACAGGCTTCTAAATTTGAATATGATCAAGAAGATCCTGATGTAAGTAATACACAAATACCCGATTGGATAAAAAAAGAAGAACCCGTTATCGATTCAAAAAATTTGGGTAGAATCTCTTCGAAATCTCCGATTGCTATGGATTCTGAATGGAAAAATATTCCTAAAGAAAATTTACCATCTAAAGGATTTGGATATCCAAATGGATTTGAAATTGCAATAAAATCTGCATCAGTTTCAGAAATAAGACACTTCTCTGGCGTTGATGAAAATGATAGAATAGACTTAGACGACAAACTAAATTCTATTTTATCTAAATGTATGAAGATTAAATGGGAAGGTGGATTCTTAGATACTTATGATTTATGGTATGAGGATAGATTTTTTGTAGTAATGTCTATTAGGGATCTAACATTTATAAAAGGCGAAAATAGGATATTACTACCAGTAACTAAAAACTGCACAAAACCCGACTGTAATATACCAGATCAAATAGAACTCAAAGCAAATCTTTTAGACAGCTTTGTAATCGAAAACGATCTCTTAAAAAGATATAACAGTGACACATATTCTTTTAAATTTGTTCCTAAGGACGGAAGTCCAGAAATGGAATTATTTATACCAACAGTAGGTGTTACCACTATATGTAGAAAAATAATAGCTGACAAGAGGAGAAAAGGGAAAAAATACGACGAAAGCTTTGCATCAGTAGCCTCCTTTATTATACCAGACTGGAGAAATCTTAACGAGAGACTATACGATGACTATGAAAGAGCATCAAAAGAATGGACTCCTCTCCAATTTTCTATCGCTGATCAAATAAGTGGAAAAATCAATTTTGCAACAAAATCAAGAATTTATTCTAAATGTGCTAGCTGTGAAGGGGAGGTCACAGCAGATATTAGCTTTCCCGGAGGGTACAGATCTCTTTTCATTATTTCAGATATCTTTAGCCAATTACTTTGATATAAAGTTTAGGTTATGGGAAGAATTTAAAATTAATGTAGATTCTTTAGAAAAGTTTCCTTTTTACGAGTACCAACTTTTTATAGATAAGTTGAATACTAAAATAGAAGCTGAAAATAAAAAGAACGCACAAGGAGATCTTGTGGAAGCATTCTCTTTTTCGAGACCTAACTCATAGAATAAATATATAAATAAAAATTAAAATTGGAAGACGACAAGAATCCTCCCACAGGGACAGGTGGAACAGAAGAAAAAGGCCCTATATTTTCTACAGGTGCAGGAGCTTTTGATAGAGCAGGATTTAATGAATCTATTGATAAAGGGGCAGCTAGTACAATAAAGGAAGAAGATTTAGAAAAAAGAAAAACTGCTGATAAGGTACAAGAGGAAGCCAAAAAATACTATAATAGTAAATACGAGGAATTTATTAAAAAAATAGATCCTGCTTATGATCCAAAATCAGTAGAAGCAGGTGTAGGTGAATTAACCTATGGAACTAATCTAAGAAAGATTAAAAAAAGTATAGACGAAGGAAAAACATTAGAGGGTGTTAAGGATATTTTACCTTTAGCCGAGGAATCTGCAAAAAATAAGATAAGTCTAGCTAATAGTTTAAAAACAGGAACTACTACACAAATTGCTGAAATGGTTGGTATTAGAGATATCAAAAATATGGAAGCATATGAAGAAGTTAGTAAATCTTTTAACGATGCAACAAAAAATGAAAATTTAACTCTAGATAAATTACTGAGCAGCTTTTCAAGTGTTTTACGTTATTTTAATGAGGAAATTAAAGATACTTCAGTTTCTAATAAATTATATACACCACAAAATAATGCAATAATTTCTGCATTAGCTAGAATTTTAGAAAAAGAAGGATTTTCTAGTGAGATAGTAAAAACTATGTCTAAAAGATTCGAAGAGAATCTAACTAAATTTGCTGAAAAAGAAGGAAAAGTAGAAGGTGCTATGTCTACTCCTGAAAAAGGAGCAACGGGAGGAACTGGTGCTACCGGCGGAACAGGACCTTCAGCTACCGGTGCTCCTGAAAAAATGGAGAAAAAGGAGGATCTTAAAAAAGAAGAAACTCCAGGAGAAAGTTCTTCTCAGACTACAGCAGTTACAGGGGAAAAACCTGTTGAAGGAGTTAAAGGAACTACAGTAACGCCTACCGTATCCACTGGGGGAGTTACTGAAACTACACCTTTAGCTACAGCATCTACTACACAATTAGATAAAAAATCAGAAAAAAGTATAGAATCTTCTGCTGTTGAATCTGATAAAGGTGCAGCATCTAAAACAGGATATGAAAAGGGTACTAGTTTTGTTAACGATATGTTTGGTGGGCTAATAAATCCTGATAAATCTACCAAAGTTGATAAGGTAAAAGATGAAAAATCCCAAGAATCTAAAAAAGAGGGGGAAGATAAAAAGTCTGTTTCAAAACTAGAATCAACAGAAACAAAAATAGAAAAAAAATCAGATACGGATAACAAATCTAATACTGATAAACCTTATGAAAGAGGGGTTTCTTTTATTAAAGAAAATTTTGGTGATTTAATAAAATTAGATAAAACTGAATCTTCTTTAGAAAGTACTACTTCTAAAATAGCTGAAAAAACTGCCGTAGTAAATGAAACTTCTTCAAAATCTTCTGCTATAAAAGAAAACGCTAGTCAAAAATTAGCGTCAATTACAGCGCCACCGGCTAAAACCGAAGAGAAAATGAATTCAGAAAATACTACTGCTTCTAATACTACAGCGTCTAAACAAAGTATGGTAGAAAGTAAAACATCTGAAACATCAACTCCCACTACAACAACTGAAACAAAAAAAGAAGAAAAAAAAGAGGATGTAAAAGAAAGTGGATTAGAATCTAAGATGGACCTTATGGTTTCTTTGCTTACGCAGATGAATAGCACTTTACAAGGCCCGTTATTAACAATCAATTCCTCAAAAAAATATGAATAGGGGGATTTACATTTAATTTTTTACTGATTATATTTGCAAATAAGATTAAATAAAAATAAAAAATGGATACGGAAAAAAAATATGAAATAACAAAAGAGCTAAGAGAGATATCAGTTAACTTTCTTAATAGCTACGCAAACTATGAAAAATGTTTAGAAAATTTGAAAAATTTGGAAAAAAAGGAATTTACAGAGGAAGAAGTAAATGATATACTTAATTTGCTGGGATCTTTTAGACTAAGAGATGTCTTTCAAATTGTTGAGAGATTTAAAGTAGAGGTTTCACTTTTAAAACCTAATCAAGTTGAGCCAGCAAATAATACACCAGAGCAAGCAGGATAAAGTAGACAAGTTATACCTTAAAATGGCTTACGTTTGGGCGGAAAACTCCCATTGTAAGAGAAACAAGGTGGGGTGCCTTATCGTGAAAAATAAAACTATAATATCGGACGGATATAACGGAACCCCTTCGGGATTTCCAAACGAATGTGAGGATTGTGAAAATAAAACTCTTCCGACAGTGTTACACGCTGAAGCTAATGCGATAACTAAATTAGCTAAAAGTACAAATTCTGCAGAAGATTCAACTTTATATGTTACACTTTCTCCTTGCTTCGACTGTGCTAAACTCATAATCCAGGCAGGAATTAAGAGAATAGTATATTCGGACATTTATAGAAATACAGACTCTTTTAAACTTTTTGAACAGGCAGGAATACAAATAAATAAAATAACAATTTAAAAAAAAATGGCAGCAAAAAACATCCAAGAATTAGCGGAAAGCTTCATGAGAACCTCTTCAGAGAAAGATTTTGTGGAACTCTACAAAAGAATTAAACCAGGAATTTTTAATCACTGTAAGTCAATACTTGTTGATGTAGAAACAGCAGAGGACGCGGTTTCTAACACTATGGCAAAAGTGTGGACTAAAATAGCACAATACGATCCGCAAAGAGGTAATTTTTCAACCTGGGTCTATAATATAGCAAGAAATGAATCTCTTGTTATAAAAAAGAGCGAAGATAAGTACATGCCTATAATAAGTGAAGTAGTAAGAGAAGGATATGATTCAGACGATCATACACCGACGGAGATTAATAGATTCGAGGAGGAACACAATTACGAACAGCCTTTAGATTATGAACATGAAAGAATGAATAATCTTTATGAGGATGTTTTATTAAAAATGAAATCTTTACCTGAAATATACAAAGAAATTCTTTACGACAGAGAGATATTAAAAATGAAATATCAAGAAATAGCCGATAAATACGGAATGAAAAAAAGAGCAGTAGCAACTAGGATTAGAAGAGCAAGACTTAAAGTTAGAGAAATGTTTCCAGGGATAAATCTAAATTTTAATGATTAAATTATGAACTACCCGTTTAAAAAGATAATAATTGACATAAAAAATTACTTCTATATAAAAGAAGTTATAAAGAAAAATAAAGGAACTGTAGAATGGGAAAAACTAAAATTAAGACATGATTGGATAGGAAGAATTTATACAGTTATAAATTTACCACCAGAAGTTATTTATTCACCTGATGCACCTCAAGAGATTAGACCAGCTTATGTTCTTGAAGAATCAAAACCAATAAATGAATATCTAACTAAACTAAATCTCCAAGAGATAATTATCCCCGAATTATCTCCTATTGAAAATTCAATATCGTGGCTTATAGTTTATAAACCTTATTTTCAGAAGTTGTCATGGAAATGGTTTTTATGGAGAACCGGAATACTAACAGTTTTATTGTGGGTCCAATATAAATTTGGTTTGTTATCATCGTTATTTGAATATTTAATAAAAGGTTTTGAATTTATATTCTAAAGTAGACATAAAAAGAGAAAATTATCCATGGGGTAGGGCTTATATTGTCGAATCCCCTAATAGTGAACCTCTTATATTACCTTCTGTTACAACTATTTTAAAACTTGTAAAAGTTGAAAAATATGAAAAGATGAAGGAACAATTTGGTGAAGAAAGATGGAATGATATTCTAAATAAAGCTTCAGATAGAGGAAATATTCTACACAAAATGCTAGAACTTTTTCTTTTGGAATGGGCTAGAGAAAAAAACGTAGATAGATCTTTAAAAAAAGCACAAATTTTTGCAATAGAAGAATCAAGAAAAGATGGTGGAATAAATGCTAGAGCAGTTGAAAAGGGAAGAAATCTTTTCTGGAATTTTTACCATGATCGATTTTGGGAAAACATATCAGAGGTTGTTGATAACGAGGCATTTCTTTTTACAACTTTTAAAGGCGGATGGGCAGGTGCTACTGATTTTGTTTACAGAGATATAAATAATGATTTAGTTGTCGAAGATTTTAAATCATCAACTTCTCCTAAAGACGAAGACGATATAATAGGATATAAATTACAGATCTCCGCTTATATGTTTATGTGTGCAGAAAAATACGGAGAAGTACCAAAAATGGGAAGAATCAGAATATCCAATGAACAAACATCAGATCTACAGACTTTTACTGTTTATGATTATGAATTAAAAGAATATTTAAAAAAATTCATAGATCTTGTTCAAGAATTTAGAAAAATAAATAATTTATAAGAAACTTATAATTTTTATCAGATATAAAATAAAAAAATAAAAATGGAGCAAGAAATTAATTTAACTGCTGAAGCAGAAAAAGAAAAACAACTAGAAAAATTTATCTCTAAGGTTGATACTGAAAAAGTAAATTCATTAAAAAAAGAAATTGAAGAATACAAAAAATCTTTACAGGGTAAAGAATATGCAGTTTCTATGAATAAAGAAATACTTAATAGATTCGAAACCTTCATGAGAAACGAAGTTGAATGGAAATCTAAAGAGGCTTTAGGTGTTATGGAGATTCTAAAAAGAATTGAAGCAGTCAAAAAAGAAGGAATTAAAGATGGGGTAGCTTATTTTACCAACCTTGAAGTTGAAGCTTCTCATTATTTTATTTTAAAGTGGTCAGGAAAAGGAGAAAAAGAAATCAATGATTTTATTACTCTTTGGAAAACATTCGAAGAAACTCTAATGTTAATCCACCAGGACAACAACAAATTTGAAGAGCTTAAAAAAGAATTAGCAGCTGCAGAACAAGGAATAGGAGCAGAATAATATCTTTTTTAGTAATATTTAAAAGACCTAGATTTAATCTAGGTCTTTTTTTGTGAGATATATACAATATGAAGAAAAAAATATTGCCCTGGATAATAGCTCTTTCTGCATTTTCTGTTTCTGGATCTGCTGCTTTTTATTCTGTTTCTGGTTTAGGAAAAATGTTTGCTGGAGCTGCACTTCAAGTAATGGTTCTTGCAGGAAGTCTAGAATTTGCTAAACTTGTAACAGCTTCTTTGCTTTATCAGTATTGGAAAGATATTAATAAAGCACTGAAAATATACCTGTCTATAGCAACGTTTATACTCATTTTAATAACTTCTGCTGGTATATATGGGTTTTTGTCTTCCGCATATCAAGAAACTGCCTATAAGTTACAAAATCAAGGTAAAAACATAGAAATACTTGATAAGAATGTAATGATAATAAACGGAGAGATAAAAAACTTAGAAAATCAGGTTAATCAAAAAAATAATAGATTAAACCAGCTAACGACCATAAGAACTAATCTCCAAACAACACAGGATGTTTTAATAGAAAAATCAAGATCTACTAGTTCGGTAAGGCAACAAATTAAGGAAGTCGAATCTGAAATAAAAAGAATAGATTCTGAGGTTGATGTACTTAATGATTCGGTCTCATCGAAAAATTCAAGAATATCTTCAATAGAGACTCAAAAATTAGGAATCTCTTCAAATTCAGATTTAGCTAGAGAAATTGGTCCATTAAAATATATTTCTGAATTAACAGGTAAAAGTTTGGATCAGGTGGTAAATTGGTATATTATAGTTTTAATGCTTGTTTTTGATCCACTAGCAATAGCTTTAGTTGTTGCTGCAAATTTTGCTTTTGAAAAATCTGCAGAACCTGAAAAAAAGAATAAAGAAGAAAAAGATATAAAAGAAGAGGAATTTAAAGAAATAGAAAAAGAAGAAGAGATAGTAGAGGAGGAAAAAGAAAAATTAGATATAATATTTGGAGAAGGGAAAGATAATAATATAAAAATAAATGATATAAAACCACAAGAACCTTTAATTGAAAAGGTAGAAGAAAAGATAGAAAAAAAGGATACATACATAAAGGATTTTGTTGGGTACAAACAAAACAATAAAGAAATTCCAAGAAGCGAAAACCCTTTAAATTTAAGATGATTAAAACTGTATATACAACCAATCCTAAATACATTAAAAATTTAGACTGTAATCCTGGGGTTTACAGAAGAATATTTTTTCAAAGCTGTAATTTAGATCTTAAAGAAGGATCTAATGTACTTAACAGTATATCCCTTTGTGATTTTAAGCTTGAAGGTTTAGGTGGCTCTGAAATGGGTGGATGTGGGGGAGTTCTTAAAAAAAATGTAATAATTAAACCAAATTCTAATTACACTCTAACTGCACCAGAAATTGGACAAGATCAAGGTGAAGTACAATTAATAGCAGTGAAAGCAAAATATAACACTTCACTTGAAGTTGAGGATAGATGGATAAATTGGGAATATAAAGGTGCAACATACCCTATGAATTCCTTAATGATATTAACAGGAAGAACTCAAGCAGGTACACCTTGGCAAGGATGGGATTTAAGCTATTACTCTAATAATCCTCCTTCTCCTTCTTTTTCTCCACAAATATTTCCCCCAATTTCTTCACCAGATCCAACTATGGGAGGAATTATGTTTAGTAATCCTAATACAACTTATGAAGTACAACTAGAAATATTTATTTTTAACTAATGGCTACACCTCCTTTAATATGTGATCCTATACAATTCGAAGGTGCTATCTTTCAAAGATGCAATCTACAGGTAGTTAGTGGTACAACAGTAATAAAAGAAATATCTCTTTGTGATACTGATATAACAGTAAATAATTTTTCAAGTTTTAAAGGATGCGTTTACCCTAACTCAACTTTGGTATTATCTTCAGACGGATTAGGCGAAATAGCATTTATAATGATTAAAGCTTCATATCCAAGTAATCTTCCTGTTGTTAGTAGGTTTATAAACATAATATACAAAGGAAATTATCTTCCTATGGGTAATCTAACTATACTTACTGGTAATCCTAGTGACATTTCCCCTTATCTACATAATAGGGCTTGGGATTTAGATCCTAATGGAAGTGATATTGAATCCCCTTATTTTTCACAAGGGGGAATGCTTTTATATAACCCACACAATGTAAGAGTTAATGTTGAGGTTCTTATTGCTGGCGGATTTTCCCCAGGAACGTAAATAAAAATCTTTATAGTGAATAGATATATACTAAAAAAGTGAATTAACAATGGAAAAAAATCTTAATCCTGAAATCAATAGATTAAATATGGAAACATCTAAAAAGGCAGCAGATTCTCTAAGAGAATGGGCTGGATTAGGTGCTTCAAAAACACCTGTTGCATCATCGTTTTTAAATGGTTCAACTGGGCAAATGCTTAATGAATCTGTAGATTTCAAAATATCTCCAAAATCTACACAAAACACAACCTTTAGTTTTGGAGTTTTAAACACAGTTTCTGCTCTAAAAAATTCCAGTTTAGGTGAAATTCCAGCAGGGAAAATGATGTTAGAAAAATACGAACACCTATTGATTAACAAGGGAGTTTCTGAAGCTTTTCTTATTGAAGGTTTAATAGGAGATCTTAATCATTTTTCATGGGAACAGTCTGTTGTAGAATCTTTAGCTAATCTTAAAAATATTCTAGAAAACAGAAAAAGAGAGGTAGAAGTTGTTAAGACTTACGAATCTATTAGAAACGCACCAGGAAAAGACTTATTTACTGATGCTACAAGTCAAATGAAAGATTGGTTAGTTTCAGAAGGAAGATCTACAGAAACTTTAATACACGGAATTAAAAGATTTGGATTTAATCCAATGGTAAGAAATCTAGTAAGCTTTCTTTCTATTTATGAGAATCAAAAATCTGGTAAATTTAGTGTAGGATACGATAATAACGTTTGTGTGGTTAAAAATCTTTATTCACCAGTAGAAATATTCGAAAACCACTCTATATTTTACGCTTCAGGAAAATTTTTCAAATTAGACGAATCGAAAAATTCTATAGTAGAATGCTCAATGGATGAAGTTCCATCCTCGATGATTAATAAGGCTGCTATTTTAGCTGATAACGATGTTAAAGTAGACGATAACAGAATAACTCTTAATTTAGGAAAAAATAAGGTTGAGATTGTTTTTGAAAATGATAACAAAAAGATCTATTATGATGGTAAATTAATAAATGAAAACGATTTACCTTTAGCAGTAAGTGTATCTACTAATAATTTATTAGAATCATCAAATAATAAAATATCTAAAGCGGTATTTGTTGCAAAAGCAGCTGAAGATTTCGTAGACTTAGATTTTGGAAAAAAAATAATTTCTAAAGTTTACGAAGGAGCAGAAGCTAATATTTTTAAAATTGGTGACAGAATATACGTTCAAACCGTTAATCCTTTCATGAAACTTAACAAGGTTTACGAAGCTAATGCAACTCAGGCAGTTAACATAATCAAAGATTTCATAAAATATGATATTTCAGAATCATTAACAGAATTCTTAAAAGGCGAGGAAGCAGTTTTAAGTATGATGAAAAATGATAAGAAAGAAATAATTAAGAACATCGAGATTTTAGAAAACGAACTTAGAAAAATTGATAGCGCTAAATCTCAAAATCCTTTACTTAACGGATCTGAAGAATTAATGGATCTTCAAGAAAGTATTGAAAATGAAATTACTCATCTTCAGGATAAATGGAATCAGATCAATTCTGAAATATTCAGAATGGAAAAATCTGCTAAAGAAATAGATCCTGACGTTAGCGAAGCAATGGGATATCCTATTGATACAGAAGTTAGAATAAAAAGAAATGGAACAAAGGGAAAAGTTATTGGGGTAGATGGAAATTCTAAAACATACACAATTCTTTTTAAAGAAGGAAAAACTGGAGAATATTTCTTTTCTGATGTAGAAGATCTAGGTGATGAAGTAGAAAATTACGATATTGATACTCCTGATGTTAATTTGGAATACTCAGAGTCGGGAGATACAAATGAAGGAATGGATCATAATTTTGCAGATGCTCCAGGACAAAAAGGATCAGCTAGAAGAGATAACGCAGTAATGAATCTTTCTAAAAAACATATGGCTTCTGCACCAGAGGGTAAAAAAACTAAAGGTTCTTTAAAATTTATAGATAACGAGAAAAATTATAACTTATCAGATGCTCCTAATTCTAAAGGAAAAACACCTTTAACAAAAAATAAAAAAGTAGGTAACCAAAATCTTGCAGATCTACCTAAAGGAACAGACGGTAAAAGTGGTAAAAAATTCGTCGATGATTTAAAAAATCTAAATTTGGCAGATGCTCCTTCGGCAAGTATTAAAGGATCAGCTAAATTTATCGAAGATTTAAAAAATCAAAATTTATCTTTAAAGGAGAATCAAAAAAATGTTCATATTGAAAAAGCTCCTAAAGGTAAAAGCGAAAAAGTTAAAAAATTTATTGAAGACGAAGATAATGCTGATTTTGCAGAAGCTCCAGGAAATCATAAGAAAAATGGAAAAAAGTTTGTAGAGGATCTTAAAAAAGCTTCTTTATCAGCTGCTCCTAAGGCAAAAAAAAAGTAATATTGAATAAATTAGCTGAGTCTAGTACCACTTCTGAAGAAGGAATTGGTAATAGGCTCAGTTTTATTTTAGATGATGTCAAAGAAGCATTAGAAAAATTAAAAAATTTAGAAACTTCAAGCAAGGAAAACGGTAAAATTGGAATAGGGGTAATTAAGGATTCTAGAAAAAATTTAGAGCAACTAAGAGCAAGTTTGGAAAATCAAATAAAAGGTCTCCAAAATAACCTACCCGAATCCTAATGATATACGTAAAAAACAAAGAACTAAAAAGAGCTCTCCTAGAAAGTAAACAAAAAGGTGAGTTAACCGATGAAACTGTCAAAATGTTTACTTTGATAGTTCAAGGAATGTCCAAAACACATTCATACAGAGATCAAGAAGATAAAGAAGATTGCATATCTTCAGGACTTGAGGATCTTATAAAATACTGGAATAGGTATAATCCGGAAAAATCTGATAATCCTTTTGCTTTTATTTCCCAGATTGCTCATAATGGGATGAAAAAAGGATGGAAAAAAATTCACCCTCCTAAATCTATTAAGACTATACCATTTTCACGAATAGTAAAGGAGGAAAACTCCAACTATAATGTTTAAAAGTGGATATAAAGAAGTTAAGACCTAACGGAAAATGGAAATCTGGAAAATATTTTCCAACTAACCCACAAAAATATATTGGGGACATTCACAATATAATATACAGAAGTTCTTGGGAAAGAAAGTTTTGTCAGTATTGTGATATTAATCCAAATATAACTAAATGGTCTTCAGAACCTCTTTCTATACCTTATTGGTCACCA